ATTCTCCATTTTCACAAGCCATAATGATTACAAATTTCTTTACCATTATACCAGTAAGTTCATATAACATGCAAGCATAAGCAGCGCATTGAACAAAATAATGTTCAATCCAATCTTTTGGTTTTGGTTTTTTAGAAGTCTTAAAGTCAATAATTGCTAATTCTTCATTGTATTCAGCAATACAATCAACAGTACCAGCAATTCCTAAAACTTTACTATAGAGTGAATTTTCAAGAGCACGAATATTATTTATATTGTTTAAATACGGTTTAGCTGTTTGAAACAACATTTGAGAAATCGGAAGAACATCTGATGGCAATTTTAAATTCTTCAAATATATTTCACAAAGAGTATGCATATCAGTTCCACGACTGGTTGCTTGCTTTGTGATTTTATTTGCTTCTTCCTCTCCTACCTTCTTTCTCCATTCAGCAAAGAACTGGCGATTTTTATGACTGGTCACAGAAGTAATGGAGACAAGTCTCACCAACTCATCTCCTTCTGGGACTTTATAGTATCTTACTCCATCAATCGTTTCCCTTTCAAGGTAAGGAAGTTTAATATCAACGTGATTAAACATCATTTATATGTTATTCCCAATTCGTGTTTTGCAACTAAGTATTCTTTAACTAATCCAGAACGAACAATATCTTCAATTCCAAATTCTATTATTCCAAATGAAGGCATTTTACGAAGAACACTCATAAAATCAACAATGCCATTTCTTTCATTTGATTTTACCAAATCACTTTGTTCTGCATCACCACAAAAGCAAATTCTGGTATTTTCACCAACACGAGTAATAATAGAATCTAGTTCGTGGAAATTTAAATTGGAAAATTCATCTACAATAATAATTGAATTGTCTAATGTAGTACCACGAACAAATGAAGTGCTCCAAAACTTAATGGTCTCTTGGGTTTTTAAATTTCCATAAAGCATCTCAAAGTCTGCATCAGAAGGCATCTGAAACATATACTTCACCATATTTTTATAAGGAATTTGATAAAGTGATGATTTATCTTCGTGTGTTCCAGGAAGAAAACCAATCTCTCTTGTTGCTACGAGAGAACGAACAATATAAATTTGATCGTATGGTGTTGTTTCATCTAAAACATCTTTAAGTGCGTTATAAAGAGTAATAAAAGTTTTACCTGTTCCAGCAGCACCATAAGCAACTATGTGCTTTCCTTCAGAATAAGAAGAAAAAAGTTTCTTTTGATTCTCTGTTAATGGTTCAATATCTAAAAGTATCTCTGATCCTATTGGTTTTCTCCTTTTCATTTGTCTTGCAGTTATACCGATTCCAATTGGAGAATCGTTTCCATTTCTTTTTTTTCTTGCCATAGTTAGATTGGTTTTACGTTTGATCCTGGTAATTTTGAAACTTTTTTGAGAACATCATTCCAAGATGGGTGTTTGCTTATTAGCTTGTTTTTCCAATCTCCAACTTCTCCAACATTCATTTGTGTTGGAATCAGTGCTTTGATGTGTGAATTTTCTTTGAGATATGGTTCTTTTTCTGCCATATACATCCATTTCTCAAAGATTTCTCCAGTTTCTGTGTTCTCAAATCTATAAGTAGGCAATTTAACCTCCATTACATACAAAAATATTTATTCCAGTGTAATTGATGGAGCATCATCGCATTCAACACAATCAATACATTCACTAATATTAGGGTTTGCATTTAAATATTCTTGAAGTTTTTCCTCAGTAAAAATAACTTTAAATATTTTACTAGTATTATGATCCTTTAAGCACCAGGTTTTCATTTTTTCCTTCATAATTTTTGGTTATTATAACATATATTTCCAAATATATCCAGAATGTGTTTTTCTTTTTCCTTGACAAACTAATGTTATTTTAGAAGTTGAAGCATTATTTTTTTCAGCAGCAATAGTCATATTATTATAAATTTCTATTAAGTTATCGTTTAAGTCATATTTTGCAATTTTTTTAATTTTATGAGATGTTCTTTTATATGATGATATTTTTAACTCTGGTTGGACATCAAATGTTTTCCACTGATATCCACCATAAGTTTGATATTCTCCTCTAGTTACAGCATCAATACCTCTACAATCTTTACCGAAAATATCATAGGAAGCATCTCTACAACTTTCATATACTTGAATTAAATTTCCATCTAAATTATAACAAGCAACTTTTTTAGAATTACTTTGTTTAATCGCATTTTTCCACTTATCACCATGCTTTTTGTTTAAAAATCCACCACCATCACCACCATTAGTCATATTATAATATGGTTCTAAAAGAGAAATATAGTAAGTTTCCTTTTCATTTACCTGACTTTCTAAACATTGTTCTAGAATTTGAAATGTAAAATTTTCTATACCATATTTTCTCATAGCACAGTATAATTTTGTATTTCTTTTTTTAGAATGAGATTTATGTTGTCTCCATCTAACTTTTGGATTTTTAGATTTTCCAACATAAATTTTTTCATTTATGATGTTAGTTATTTTGTAAATGTAGTGTGAAACCATAATATGATAGTTTTACTCTACCATTATTTATACAATTAAGGACTCAAACGTGCTTTATGAAGACGCTTCTCTTCATAATATTTCCAAACGTTAGGTGCCCACTTTTGAAGTTCTGGAATAAATGATTCACATAATGCTTCAATCTCAAGTTGAGCATCAAGTTTAGAACGAAGATCCATAAAGTGAAGAACCGAACGCAGATTAAAGGAAACTACAAAGTTCTGACGAATTGCCTGCGGAAGATAATCACGAATATGCTCTTCACTCATACCCTGACTATAGTAATCAGCATACTCTTCACACTCACTCAGAATGCGATCTAACTTGCGTTGACGATGTTCTTCAGTCCATTCATACTTTTTACCTTTACGATTGGTATAAAACCCCACAGGACGCACATAGAAAACATCTTCAACATCAAGTTCTTTTTGAGCAACCTTAATTACACGCTTTCCAGTATAACGCTGCGATTGAACATCCCAACTTGTTCCAATACGGTGGGTTCTTGCCTGAACAATTACATTATGAACAAACCCAGCACAAGAAAAAGTAATTCCAGGATGCTCAATTGGACCCCAGTGACCTCTTTCATTTGCAAGTAATTGTTCTACAATCCACTCTCCGCATTTTTGACTATTGGGAACATCAACTTCATGAATAGGAACTTCCGAATAATCTCCTTTTCCTGCCTGCCAAATGACTTGCTCTGGAATAGGATAGCACTGAAGTTTTACAACTTGAAGTCTTTTATCAAGTTCAAGAAGATCTTTTGCTTTAATAGGTTTCATGATCCAAATCCTTTATAATCTCTATGTTCTAATCTTTTAATTTCACCATCAATCATTTGAAGTTGATGATTCATATAATCCAACTCTGCTTGAGTATAATTTGTTGGATGATTTTCAGTTGCTTCTTTTAGCATCCTTAACATTTTTTTAAGTTTCATTTAAACCTCAAACTTCATATTCATCAAAAATTTCATCATAATCATCTATTTGAGAATGGGATATTTTTTTATCCAAATTATTTTCAGAATAAACTTCTACTTTTAAAGATTCCAAAAGAAGTTCTATGTTTTTAATAATCATTCTAACTTTTTCTTTGTTCATTTTAAGAAAGTATTTTTTCAATTTTAGACAAAAAAAGAGAAATAGTCAAGATCCTAACTATTTCTTCTTCTTGGTTTCTTTTGTTGCGTATCCGTAATTTCTTGGATTTGCAGTTCCTTCAGTCCATTTAATTTCTTTAATTGCTCCTTTTCCATATTCGTCATAATAATGATCAAATACTTCTACAAATCCACCTGCTTGAACAATATCGTAGGTTTCTTTTTCTTTTACGAGATATGTAATAATATAAGAATTTGAAGGAAGACTTTTATCTTTTGCTTCAAATTTTTTACAATCCTTTTTCAAAATATTCATTATCATTTTCCTATAAAATCAAGATCTACCACCCCATTGAATATCTGGATATGCTTCAGATATAATTTCTTTTGTAATTTTATATTTTGTTTGTAGCTTTTTGTCTTTACAAAGACAAAGAATTTCTGCTTCAAGTGGATGAAGACCTTCCAGAAGATTAATAAAAATATTTTCTCTTCTAACTGAATTTAAAGTATCGTTTCCACCTTTTACGAAATTATGCAATTTATCATATTCTCTGCGAAGTGTAGAATATTTTTGATCAATTGCTCCGATTGAATTTCCACTTAATTGTTTAACTGCTTCTTCAATTCTTTCAGAAATAGTAGTGGTCTTCACTGTATTGTCCCCAAAAAAAGGAACATCTCCTTCTGGAAGCATTGAGATTACAGTTTCGTCAAAATTCCAAATAAAAATTGACTTTAGAGCAGGATGAGAATACTTCTGCAAAACTTCAACTTTTTTAACATTTGATTTTTGTTTAGAAGCAAGATCTAAAATTTCAAATAAAAAAGGATTTGGAGGAAGTTCAACAATCGGAGTTGATGTTGAAGATTTCTTCTTTGTTGTTGCTGTTTTCGTCTCAGGAGACAATGCTTTTGTTGTTGTAGGCATAATTTATAAGTATAGTAAAAAATTAATCTTCTTCGTCTTCATCCTCTGTGTTTTCATTTTCAAAACGAATTGCTAAAACTTCATCAGGAATTAGATGTCCGTTTTCATCAAACATTTCTGGATGAACAAATATTTGTCTGGGTTGAGTTTCATAAGAATGTGATTTTGCTAACCAACCGACCATAGAACCAACGATTAAAAATAAAAAACTTACTAATCCAAAAAGTGTGAGTTCTGATGCTAACATTGGTTTTTCTCCGAGATACTGTTTTGGTTAATCACTTTAAGTTCAATTTTTAATTGTATCTCTTTTCGGAAAAAAGAAAATACTTTTTCAAAATTAAACTTTTTCATTTCTAATTTTGTTTTTTTATCTCCTCCTGATTTCCGAAGCATTAACTCAACACCACGATTTATATCATAACGTTCAGGATTATTTATGAAACTCATTACAACATATTATTTTCTTGTAAGTATTTTACCGTATCACTACATCCACCTAAATGTTGTTCATTATAAATGACTTGCGGAAATGTAGAACCTTCACCAAATTCAGTATAAAACTCTTCTCTGGTGAAATTAGTCCCTAACTCATAATAAGAAACTGGTTCTCCTTTCATCGCAGAAACATGACTTAAAACTGTTTTCACTTTGTCGCAATAAGGACAACCTTGTTTAGAATAAACTGTAAAACTCATAAAACTATTAGCAAAGGAATAAGTATTATTAAAACTGCAATGATTGTTCCCACTATTTCGGAAACAATAGGGTAGATGCTACCATCATTCATAAATGTTAAGATGCATTATTTCTTCTTGGTCTATACTTATATAGATTTGAATTTGATTGTGGTTTCATCCATTCCATTATAGCATCGTGTCTTTTCTCTGTAAAGAACTCTTGATTATAATACCAAGTTTCCCAGTCGGTATGTGCTTTGGAACAATTGCAAGACTCACAACAACAAATTACATTTGTAATAAAATCACTTCCACCTTTGCACTGTGGAACTATATGGTCAATTGTTAATTTTTCTGTATTTCCACAATAAGCACACTGATGATTCCATTTTTCCTTAATTGAACTTCTCCATAATCTTTTTGCTTCTTGACTTGATGATGTTTTAAGATTGTAAAGATATTCTTGTGGAGAAGAATAAAAGTCCATAAAAACCAACGAACTGTGATTATTTATTTCTGCTTCTTATAATTTTTATCAGTTCTCTTAGAGTTATAAAAATATAATGAAACTCATCATAATAGGTTATATCTTTATCTCTCTGTAAAAATCTTTTAACTTTATTCATATAATTACAGGTTCTCCTTCACCTTCTGGTAGTCTTTCTCTATACTCACTTAATCTAATAACTTCTCCTGCGGGTAGTCCTTGTTGACCAGGAAGTTGTTTATCAACCTTATAAGTTATATCAACTACCTGATCCATTAGAAATCTATGTCTCTTATATGATCTATTTTTATCATCAAAAGAAACCATCATTATGGCATCATTAATATCTCCACACTGGCAGATTGCTCTACCAGTATTATTTTCTGTTACAATCCAATATTCATTCATTTTAATTAACTTCCATAGTAATCATAGTCATTATAATTTATTAAAGATATTTTTCAAGAGAATATATTCCATTTTTCTCCACAATCGCAGTGCAACTATCACACCAATCACCGCAGCACATATACAAAAGTTTATTAAAGTATCTGATATTTCCGTGATGAATATGACCACAAATCACACCATCATATTTCTTATCTCTTTGAACACAATATGATGCAATATCAGTCTCATATTGATTGATATATTTTTTTCCACGAATTGTATTTTTTAGTGCATAGACCAAAGAAAACCTGAAAAATCTTTCAAAGAATAAACTTAATGGTGTAATTAATTCATATCCTTTATTGAATACTAATTGCTTCCAAGATCCAGAAGAATACTCCGAATACTTATCTCCGTGAACACATAAGAACTTATTGCCTTTTGAGTCCTTATGAGTATATTC